TCATACCGTCCGACGATGGACAGGTTCAGGGCTACGAGTACAGCGGGGCAGGGGCGTCCCAACGCTACACCGTCGACCAGGTGCTCCACATCCGCCTACCATCCTGGCAGGACACCCCGGCGATGCTGTACGGTACCGGTGCGATCGAGGCCCTACAACACGACCTGACGACCGACCTGGCAGCGTCCAAGCTTGCAGCGGCATCCGCATCAAACGGGATGCCGACGGGTATCATCAGCCCGAGCGAAGAAGGCGACCGCTGGTCAGCCCAACAGATCAAGCAGCTACGCGAAGGGTTCGAGAAGCAACTCAAGTCCAAGAGCGGCGTAGTCCTCCTTGGTGCCGGTGTTGATTACAAGCAGTTGTCCATGACCATGCGAGACATGGAATACCAGAACACCAGGATAATGGCACGCGAGGCCGTGTTGGCCGCAATGGGCGTGCCTCCCGTCGTGGTCGGTTTGCCCAATGCAAACTTCGCAACGGCCCAGGCACAGCGCCGTCAGTTCGCAGAGACCCAGCAAGGTCGGGCGGCCCTGATTGACTCCGAGCTTACACGCCTGGCGCGCATGTTCCCCGACTCCGAAGGCATCCGAGTAATGCACGACTTCAGCGAGGTCGACGCACTCCAAGAGTCACGCACCGAGCGGGTGAACCGGGTGCAATCTTGGTACATGATGGGCGTGCCACTACACGAGGCGGCAGCCCTTGAGGGGTTCGACCAGATTGACGCGGCGGCAATAGAGCCAGAACCAGTTGAAACCCCCGCACAGACCGAAGGGCTTGTCAAGTGGCTGGTATTCGATGGCGCTGGCGATACAGTCACGGCAGACCTGAGCACTGAGGAAGGCCGAGCGGCTGTCTGGCGGGGCTTCGTCAAGGAGATACAAGGCCCGGCGGAACGGAAGGTCGCACTAAACATGCGGCGGTACCTCAGGGGCCTATCGGCCCGCATAGCCTCCCGACTCAAGGACGAGATGCCCACGGGCAAGGGCGTCACCAGGGCGGTTGACGACAAGCTCTTGAAGGCGATCATGCGGGACACCTTCGAGGCCGAGCAGATCAGCCAGGTGTTCCAGCCGATCTATAAGGCCATGCTGAGCAAGGCCATGGACGGCGCCTATCAGAGCATCGGCATGGACGAGGTGATTAACGCTGACGCCATCCAGGCCGCAGCCAATGATGCCGTCACAGTGATGACCAGGCAAACCCAGGCCACGAGCAACAAGGCCGTTGCGGAGACCCTCCAAGCGGGGTTCCAGCAGGGCGCCACGTTGCCAGAGATACAGGCCAACCTGGTCAATCAGTTCGCATTCAGTCCCGGTCGGGCCATGATAATCGCTCGCACCGAAGCCACACGGGTAAGCAATCAGGGCGCTGCCGATGCCTACCGCAAGGCTGACGCCCTGGGTGTCAAGGTTCAGAAGCAGTGGCTATCGTCACGGGACGCCCTGGTTCGAGACAGCCACATAGAATTAGACGCCAGCGACCCAATCCCGCCCGGCGCCCAGTTCGCGTCAGGCGGCGGAAGCGCGGACGTTCCCGGTGGGTTCGGCATCGGTGCCGAAGACATCAACTGTCGATGTACCATCGTTGGAGTGATAGCAAAATGACACACGTTTTCAAGACCCTGATTTGTAAGGCCGAGCCCGGCGATGATGGCACCATCACAGCCATAGCATCGACCCCGGACGTGGACCGCTATGGTGACGTGGTCGCACCCTCGTGGGATCTCACCAGCTACCGAGCCAACGCCGTAATTATGGACGGCCACAATTATGAGGGGCCCGTGGTCGGAAAGGCCATTGAGATCGATCTGGTCGGCGACACCCTGATGATGCGGGTCAAGTTCGACGAGAGCGAGACCAACCCCGTCGGGCGCAGACTGGCGCACCAGTATCGCGAAGGCTTCATGCAGGCGTTCAGCGTGGGCTTCAGCCCCGGTACCGCAACGCCCCGGTCAGCACTGCCGACCGATCACCCAGCCTACCAGGAGAAGGGAGCGGGGCAGTTCTTCGAAAACAACGCACTGCTGGAGGTCTCGGCCGTCGCGATACCAGCCAACCCCCATGCGCTCGCAGTGCGGGCCAAGCGGTGGACTATCCCCGCAGCCGCAGTTCCCGAGCTACTGGCGGCACCCTCAGCGGCTCCTGATGTCGAGACCCTTCGCACCATAGTGCGGGACGAGCTTCTGGCGCTGATGGGCACTACAACCGATACCGAGGTTCAGGATGTCGTTGACGACTTCTGGGCTGACAATGACTCACAATCCGCCGATGAGCCTGACGGCTTGGACGCACTTCTAAACCTGGGCAAATAAGCCCAACCGTCCAACCCGGAGTATCCAATGGACATCACGACCAAAGCCGACGCCCTCAAGGTGTTATCCGACCTAACCGCCGAGCAAAAACGCCTGAGCGATTCTAACCGCGACCTTGCGACCAACCTCGAATCCAAATCCGCAGACCTCAAATTGGTACAACAAAAGCTTGCAGAAATGGCAGCGCCTTCAGTTGTCACCGTCTCCGAGAAGGAAGCCACCCTGCGCCGTTTCGTGGGCGCTGATGGTAGCCTTGACGTGGCTGGCATGGCATCCGACGAGACCGACCGTGGCGAATGGCACAGCGAATTCAAGCGTCTCGTGGACGATCGCAACCTGGCCAAGATCATGACCAAGAGCGGCAACGTTCCCAAGTTGGATGCCAAGCTTGAAATGCACATGACATCGGCCCCGTCCGACATTCGGAGAGCATTTTCCGATGCGGCGGGACTCGGATCGGACTGGATCCCCGATAATATGCTGCCTGAGCTTGCCAAGAAGTTGTACGTGACCGGCGCCGTCGAAAGCCTATTTCCGACCATGACACTTCAGTCCAAAGAGTTGCGCTTGCCAGTGTTGAACACGCAGGTCCGGCCCTACTACAAGAACGGAGCCACATGGGGAACCATCACTGCACAGGACGACGTTGCCAGCCAAATAAGCGTGACCGCCAAATCATTCGGAGCCCGTATCTCGGTCGATGAAGATGCAAGCGCAGATGCAATCGTCGCAGGCCTTGACTTCGTTCGTAATTCTCTGTCGGATGCCCTGAGCGCCGCAATTGAGGATTGTATTCTGTCGGGCGATGAAACTGCTGCCCACCTTGACCTGAACACCGTCGCATCACCCCGCGCCTTCAACCCAGCATCTCGCTGGAACGCTGGCCACGGAGCGATCAACGACCACCGCCGGGCATTTGACGGGCTGCGAAGCCTTGCGAATGATGCAAGCACAACCCGCGACGCGGTGGCTATGACATACGCAGACATTATGGCCACCCGTGGTCAGATGTCAGGCGCCCATGGCGTATCGGACAAGGTCGCTATGATCGTGTCTCCCGAAGTGATGGTTATGCACTTGCTCGGTCTCGACCAGGTAGCAACCATCGACAAGATCGGTGACCGTGCAACCGTGAACACTGGTTCTTTGGCCATGCTCGCAGGCGCCCCCATCGTCGTGTCCAGCCTGATGCCGTCCAACCTGGCGGCTACTGGCTACTACACCGGAAGCGGCACCCGTACAGGGTACCTCTTGGTCGACACCGCGCGCTACTTCATGGCAAACTACAAGCCATTGACCATCGACCTCCAGCGCGAAATCACGCAGGGCATCATTGAGATCGTCGGAACACGTAGGACCGCACTCGCGAGCTACGACGCTTCGACCGTCAAGAACGTGGCCTACGGCATCAACGTAGCCAGCGTATAAGGAGCCCTGATATGCCGACCTTACAGTTCAAAGGATTCGCACACTCAACCACCTACCGTGGGCCTTCGGGCCTGTGGTCGGTCGGTGACGAGAAGGAAGTTTCAACCGAGGAAGCCGAGCGATTGTGCGGCTCATTCGGTGGCGCCTTTGAGGCTGTGGGGTCGGCTGTCTCTAAGCCCACCACATCACGCGCGGTGAAGTCACCCACCAAGCGCACGACCAAGAAGGTGACGAAATGAAGCACACAGCAAGCAAGCGCGGCGAATGGCCCACGGGTACCCACTGGACCGAAGGCGAGACACGCGACATCGTGGTGCCTGATGGCGCCGATGCCCCGGCATGGCTGAAGCCAGCCAAGGCCAAGAAGCCCAAAGCAAAGAAGGCTGAATAGCTGATGGCACTGATGACCGCAGAGCAGGCCCGTCTCTATATCAGAGGCATCCAGGGCACCGCAGAGGACGTTAATATCGCCACCCTGGTAGCCAGGGCCGATGCCGTCTTCGCGTCGTTCCTGGGGCTACCTGCGCCCACTACTGGCGGCAACCCC